ACTATTGTAGTAATAGTCTCCATCTTCTATAGGAGTACCATCTAACCTAGTTGTAGGAGGAGTATCTGCTGCACCTAAGTAATTAGTTAAATAATCAATACCATTAGTTACAGCTAAAATAGCATCAATATTTCTAGCTACTAAAGCTACATCATCATATGCAGTACCAAGGTACATATCTATAGGGGCATTACACCTCTGTGCATTCGTTCTTACACCCATCTGTTTCCTCCTAATTTCAAATTAGTATTATTAGTGGTAGTACTTAATACATTACGTAACTCTATTTGCTCACATAGCATATTGTATTTAGACATTAAGTTAACAGCAGTTCCTTGAGCTTCAGGTGATGTACGTTGTGAGTGTACTCTAGAAGCTACATAAGATAATAAGGCTTCTACACAATAAGTAGGAACACTTATCTCAGCATCTAAATCAGGCGTACTTGCATTTAACTTAGCATGGTTAGCTCGGTACATTACAAAGATTGCATTAGCACTACTTGGAAAAGGTATTTGAATAACATTATAACTACACAAAAATACTGAAGAATCTTGTGTTTCATCATTCATAGGCAACTCATTACCACACTCATCGAATACAGCATTAACTCTGATTAGATCATCAGTAAACGGATTAGATGCAGTATCTGCAATATATTTATATGGTTCAGTACTTGATGTATTAGTCTCTGCATACTTAGAGCTTAGTGTGTAATACACTATTGGTTCATATTGTTGTACTGCTACTTCTCGCTCTTTTAGATTAAACTTTGTATGTAAATCAGATAAAGCTAAGTTTAAATGTGTTATTAATACAGGGTAATCCTGTTCACGTATCCCTTTAGGACCATCAATATTACCAGATAAGGTGAGGTTAGCTAGCTCTCCATATTCTAATAACTCGAAAAAATCAGATAATTTCATTATTTTCTCCTCTTGCAATTGGAAAGCGTATTGTATGTTAAACTAAATAAGATTGATACTCAAAATCCTCATCATAATCTTCATCTTCTCCCCATAGTCCGTTATCGTCTTGAACCATTTTTATTGAACCAGAAGGTGCGAAGGTATTCATCAAAGGTAGCATAGATATAGTATCACTGAAGTCATCATGCTTAGACTTAAACCCTGAAGGGGATACCAATCCAATCTCATCTTCAAACTGTCTCATAGGTGCTGAGTTTCTCATGTCTTCAGGAAAATACATCTTACCTGCTTTGAACCAAGGAACAACAACGTTAAACCTTTGCATCTTGTTAGTAGTAGGACGTATGCCTGGAGCATTACTATTGTTCTCACTAGCTAAACTAAAGTAACAGTTTCTATCCCCCATCTCTTTTTGTATCCAAGGAATAAAACCACCTTGTTGACCTGATACCTCAATCCCTACTGACATTGGAGAGTACTTTCTTGCTAGATAGAATAGATCATCTATGTTTGCATCCATAAGTTGTCTCTTACATATACCATCTAACCAGTACCACTCACCATTATTGTTAATACCCCAAACACTAATAACAGAGAAATCTGATGCAGTCTTTTCTGAGGTTGCAAAGTCAGTAGTAATAAATATATTAAAGTTACCTAAATGCTTAATAACTTGATTTCGATTATACCAACGTACCTCATTGTTCTGAACCAGTCTGTCGTCTTCACTCATGATACGTAGCATAAGCTCTTGGTTAAATGCTGCAACATTACCTTTTAGTTTAAGTTTGTCATATTGGTTCTTAACATAATCATAACTAAAACGGTCTTCCCAACTACCTTGAAACTCTTCACGTTCACACGGGTACTGTTTACATACAGGATATACATTAACGTTGTATGCTCCTGACTCAACTGCTTTGTATAGTGGGTCTTTCGAGTTAAAGGGTGTACCTGACCATACTACTTTCTTACGTGCAGGGTCTAATGCGAATTCAATCGCTTTATCTACTGTTGCCTCAATGGATTCAATTACTGTTGCTGATCTTGCATCTTCATCTGATACCAAGTCATCTAGTACTGCTAACTGAGGACGCATACCCATTTCCTTAGCCCCACGAACACCTGTCTTAGCACCATACCCTTTAACAATAAACTTTCTACCATCTATGTTCTCAAACTCATACCTAACGTCAGTAAATCTAGTCTTAGGAATATACCTACGTAAAAACTCTGAATTTTCCCAACGGAACTCTAAGTTCTTCCTCATATTCTTAACACCATTCTCTATACTGTCCGATACATAGATAGCTAAACTTACACTACCAAAGTTAGGTAACTTACCAAAGACTGCTAAATATAGGAACAAGTACTCACCTAATAGTGTGGTCTTTGCCATACCACGGTGACACATATTAATAGTATCCTTTCCATTATCCTCTATTAAGTTATCTAACATACGGTAATGTACTACGGGAGACTTATGAGACTCACCTTCCGTACCATTAACAAGCTTAATAAACTCTATAAACTCTATTGCAAACTGGCTCGGTGTATAATCCCCATTTTCCCCATAATCAATATCCTTTAATAAATCTTCTACTTTAATTGCCATGTGATTCCTCTAACGCTAATATTCTGACAGCTAATCTCATAGCTCTTTTAGGTGTTTCTTTATACCACTTAGAATCAATCATTTCCATTGAACCACTAGTATAATTCTCTTCTTCTAAATATTTTAATGTCTTCTTAAACTTACGTAACTTAGTTATACCTATTTGATAAGACATATTAGTTAGTACTAACTTAACTTCACCGTCTGCCCAAGGGAAATGCTTTTCTACAGCAGCCCAAGCTATGTAATAGTCGTTCTGAAGTAAGTTAATAGCTTTCTGTGGGGTAACGCAAGTAAGGTTCTCATTAGGGAGTATGAGATGCCCAAATCCGACTGTTCCTAGACCTTTTGAGTCTTTGTACCTACAACTTCTAAAACCCTCGTCAGAGACGATCTGAGCCATCTCAGAGGCATGTCCTTGAGCCAGTAATATATCTTGGTACTTACCATAGGCATAAGCACTTACTAATAACCCTCCAACTAGAACCAGTGCTGTTAAAGATGTGTTTATCCATCTATGTAGTTTCATCTTTATTTCTCCTAAATAAATCTATTGTTTCTCTAAGAACTACTAAAGGTCTTACAAACAGTAATAGTAATGCGCTCCACCAAGGGACATTAGTTGTTTTAGATATTGTTTGATTACCTGTGACTTCGTTCTTTTCTTTAATGTTGTTTTGGTTACCTTTAATATCATCAGAGGAACCAATGTCAGCTTTAATTAATTGTTTACTAATATTGCTAGTGTTCTCCTTTCCTATTTGAGCAGTAGCACTAATACCTTTATCCTCTTTTAAAGGATTAACTTTATCTAGTATACCTAAAGTACTACACCCACTAATAGAAAGGAGTAATAAAATAATTACTCCATTAGTCATATTTAGTGAGTCTTAGCAATTTCTGTAACACACTTTGTATACTCAGCTGAACCTCTGTCATCAAATACTGAATTACAAAACATCCTTAAATTAATAGCATTTTGTTCTCTAGATAAAGTTTGAGTTAAATCCATATTCTGATCAACCGAACTGTGTATAGAATCCAATTTTGCATTAATTTTTGGAATAGTATCACCAATTGCATAAACTAACTTATTAACCCTATTATTTTCATGCTGGGACGACTGTAAAGAGGCTATGGCAACATTGCTGCCTACAGCATTCACACCCAGCCAACTCACAAAAGCAAGTAGGGCTGCTGGTAGAATATTTTCTTTATTAAGATATTTCTTCATAAAGTTCCACCTTAAAATATGTATACACATTATTCTTCATATATACCTCCTGTTAAATGTTAAAGGGAATGCTAATATAGCATTTTTGTGTAAAAGCTCCTAATTAAAGGAGCTAATTTTAGTTTTAACTTAATCCAACAATACTGACGTTCTGAAAATCATTAGACTTCATATTGTTAAAGATTAAATTAATATTATTATGGTGCATCTGTCACCAAATCACTACTTGTAAAGTTGTAACCTGTTAAGTCTGCGTTTCCTATTAAATCTAAAATAGATGTTACACTACTTTCAATCTCATAGTAATGAGAAGGAGTAGATGCTAACTGACTTAGGTCTTGAGTAACACCACTGTTATATATAGCTGATAGGTTAGAACTTTCATCAGTGTCCCAAATAGCGACTTGATTGATGATTGTTTCAGCATAGTTATTATTTACATTACTTGCTCTACCAATTCTAAATATATTATCACTTGGATTTGAACCATCAATTACACCTGTGTAACCATAGTTAACGTGTGAGCCAACTTGTGACACAACCGAACCATCAACTGCCACAGAGAACCTGCTATAATAAT